TGCGATCCGATCGACCTGCTCAACGCAATTGGCGAAGAGTCCATTTACGAGTGGATCAACTCGCAAGAGTGACAACCAGCGCCACGACAGCCTGTCGTTAACTGCCCGATCTTTCTTGCCGGCCCGGATCTCGTACCTCTGGCAAGACCGCATCGGAGATCGCTCGGCCTTCTGTCGTGATAGCAGGGTGGCCACCTTGTCCTGAGCTGGTGCGATCAATAGCGCCTTGTGAAGACGGACAACACTCGGAGGGATTCGAGCGATCTCCGATGCGGACGATTCTGCACCGCGCAACGCGGCCCCCTGCATCAACCCTCACGTATTGGAGACTCGCCGATGAACTTCGAGCGGAAAGTGATTATCACGCTGGCCGCGCACGAAGCGTGCCTCCAGCAAATAAAGCGCCTGACACGCGTCATTGGAAGTTGCATTAACAAGTGCCAGAGCGGCTACGACGAAATCGGCCCTCGGCCTAATGGGCTGGCTGAGCTCATGCCCTGGCCGAACGGCAACCATCACGAAATTCTGCACGACGAGCAGAACCGCCGGAAGACGCACATCTGGAAAGCCTTTCAGCACCGCGAGCCTTCTAGCTGCGGATACGGAATGGTCGGCCTGACGGTAGACGAGATTGCCGACTTCCTCGCTGACGAAGGTTGCGTGCATTGCACCAGGGCATGGCACTTCATTCGAGAGCGCAAGAAGGCCCGGAAAGACCTCGGGCACTTCCGGCTTTCAATTCGCGGCCTTGGCAAGTCGGCACTCAAGAAGATGTTGCCGCAAGGGTAACCGCAAGAGGCTGCATCGGAATGTCGGCGCCCCATGAAAAAAGCTGATCCAGGCCAACTGTTTGTATGCGAACGGGCGGACGTAGTTAGGCATCTTGGTCAGGACCGACATTCCAATGCAGCTTCGATAGGTGGCCACTGCCTTCCCAGTGAGCGAGCGAAAGGAGTCACTGCTATGAAGCGCTAACCCGCCGTTGCCGAGCAACAGTTCCCCAGCCACTACAGTGCTGGGCGCTTGAACCGACGAGAGAATATCGGCTCCGGAGAGCGCGCCTTGTCAGCGCCCCGCAGCGGGCATAGCCCACAGGATCTGCTGGTGACATCAGCGCCGGACAAGTAACCGGTACCGCAGGCGAGTCCGAGGGCATAGCTGGCCAGACTCGACGCACGGGAGGAAGCGCTCCCCGCCTGCATCCCCCCTTCCCTAATTCAAAACCGCATTGGCAGACGCCAGGCCAGTCTCACGGCTGGGTTTGGTCACCCGTGCCTGGCATCTGGCCAATGCGGTTTACATCGCTACTCTGGAGGCGACCATGAACGCACTTGCAGCAGCCCAGTCGCACTGGGACAACATGACCCCGGTCGATACCTCAGCGCGTGATGAGGCCGCAGACAATTGGTCCTACAACGCCGCCGAGCAACTGGTGCTGGGTTGCGACGTTGTGATTCGCACTCGCCGCCAGGCGAAGGTCATCAGCTACGCGGATTTTCTCGGCAAGATTCAGGCGCAGCTAAATCAGCGCCAGATCGATGGTGAGGACAAAGAGGATCTTTTTGCTCAGTTGGTCGTCGCTGCGATCAAGGGCGGAAACGTCAAGGGTTTCGCGGAAAAGCTGCTCGGCCCGAACGACCTGCAGGACATTGCTCTGGAGCTGGTCGAGCCCTGGTTTGACCTTGCCATGGAGCAGGTCGCGGAGGATGTCGACTGATGAGTCCGCACATCCTCATCGACGAAGCGCTGGATAGCCTGGCGCATCCAGACAGTCCGCCCGATAACAGCATTCTGGTTCAGCAGATCATCACCCAGTTGATGACGGATGAGCTGATCACCATCGAAGAATTCAGCCACTACAGCAAGCGCCTGCTCAAACACTGTCAGCAGCGCAGGGAGCTGCCATGAGTACTGCACCGGTTAAATCACTGATCGACGAACAGCTCGAAGAGATCACCGGCACCAACCCGGCAGACGTGATCCAGCGTGCCGAGCGCCTCGGTTATATCGGCTGGCCCTTGAAGTCGCACCGTGAGCCAGGCGGTCCATGGGTGCATGCGTATCCAGTGCCAAGGGCGGAGGTTCGGCCGTGAGCAAATTCCTTTGGATCTGGCGCGGATACCGCTACATGCGAAAGGTGAAGGGCTGGGCCAACTGGTCTTACGTTGAAAGCCTGCATGAAACCTTTCCCGGCTGGTCGCCCGAAGAAGCCCTGAATGAAGACTTTTCGTACTGGGGAGGTTAACGAATGACCTCCTACCAACGCGCCAAGCGCTTCTGGTTCTGGCGCGGCTCTGCGATCGCCCTGCTCTTCTTCACTGCCTGGATGCTGGCAAGCGCTTACTCCGGCCAGCTCACTCAATAAGGAAAACCCATGTCTCTCGATCCTCGGGCTAACGCCCCCGAGCGTATTGCTGCGCCCGCACCGCTGCCTCACATCAGCCGCCGCGCACTCAAACGCGTGAAGAATCCAATCCCTGCCCCGACCGCTTGCCGCTACTGCGGTGACGAGGTTCACCTTGTCTGCAACTCGGAAATCTACAACGGCCGCAGCTATGGCGATTGGCCGTTTGCCTATCTGTGTCAAGGCTGTCGCGCCTATGTCGGTCTTCACCCAGACACGGACATCCCGCTCGGCACGCTGGCCAACGACAAGCTTCGAGCAGTGCGAAACCGCAGCAAGGCAGCCTTCCACGACCACATGAAGAAAGCTGGCATGAGCCGAACGCTCGCCTACCAGTGGCTGGCCGGACAAATGAACATCGATGTCGGCCAATGCCACTTCGGATGGTTTGACCATGACGAATGTGTCGCCGCCGAAATGGCCGTGATGCGCGCCACGCCGAACACCGCAATGGCCCAGGCTTTTGCCAAAGCTCGATAACCCACACCTTCAAACGCTGCGTGCATCGCGGCAAGGATTCCTCATGTCCGCACAACAGCAAGTCATCACCATTGACGACATCAGCGAAGAAAACGCACCCGCTATCTTCGTGGCTGGCGGCCTATCGCGCTTCATCGACGCTGTAAAAGACGAGGTTTGCGCCGAAGTCCCAGACCTGACAACCAAGAAAGGTCGAGATCGAATCGCGAGCCTTTCGGCCACGGTCAGCAAGCGTAAGGCGGCCGTCGAGAAGCCGGGGCGCGACTATCTGCGCCATATCAAAGCACTGCCCAAGGTGGTCGAGGACGAGCTGCGCGAATTTGTGATCGCCATGAACACCCTGCGCGACCAAGTACGCCAGCCACTGACCGACTGGGAGGCTGCTGATACGGCCCGCAAGGACAGGCATGTCGATGCGATTCAAGCAATCGAGGATCTTGCTGTCGATCTTGGATTGCTGACTGCGTCAGAACTCCGGGCTGGCATAACCACTGCGGAAGCCGTCCAGATTGACAAGCACTGGGAAGAATTTGAGGTCGAGGCCGCGCGCACCAAGGACCATGTCCTGACCAGGCTGCGCGCCGCCCTCTCCACTCGAGAGCAGTACGAGGCCGAGCAGGCCGAATTGGCCCGACTGCGCGCAGAGGTTGAGGCCCAGGCCCAGCGTGATCGGGAAGCTCAGATCGCCCGAGAGGCAGAAGAGCGAACTCGACGCGAAGCCGAGCAGCGCGCCCAGGCCGAGCGTGATGCTGCAGCCAAGCGTGAAGCTGAGGCAAAGGCTGCCGCAGATCGCCGGGAACTGGAGCTGAAATTTGCCGCCGAGCAAGCGGAAAGAGCCGCTGCCCAGGCTGCGCGGGAAAAGATCGAATCAGAACAGCGCGCAGCTCAACAGAAAGCTGATGACGAACTGCGCCACCAGCAAGCCATCGCTCAAGCCGAAGCGGATCGAATCGCCGCCGAGCAGCGCGCCGAACAAGAGCGCATTAACTCGGAAGCGCGCCAGGCAGAAGCCGCAGAGCGAGCCCGCCTCGCTGAAGTCGCCCGCCAGAACGCAGCAGCTGACGAGATCCTGCGCCAAGCAGCAGCCCGCGAGGCCGACAAGGCTCACAAGATGAAGATCAACCGCGCTGCGCTGGACGCCTTCGTCGCTGGCGGGATGCCAGAGGAATGCGCCAAGCAGGCTGTCGTCCTCATCGCTCAGCGCAAGATTCCTGCCATTACCATTCAATACTGAGGCCGCCATGAACGAGATCATACAGATGCCAGCACGGGAGGCCTCGGGCCTCACTGCGGCGGAAACACACCGCTTCTCGGCGGTCGAGATTCGCCAGCGAGTGAACCTGGTGCAAGAAGTGATGCAAGGCATCATGAAGCGCGAAACCCACTACGGCACCATCCCCGGCACTCAAAAGCCAACCCTGTACAAGCCTGGCGCCGAAGTGCTTTGCGTGACCTTCAGGGTTGCCCAGGAATACAAGATCGAAGACCTGTCTGTGCAAGGCGTGGCTCGCTACCGGGTCACCTGCGTGGGTCGCCATCAGATCTCCAGAGTAGCCCTCGGCGAAGGCGTTGGCGAGTGCTCATCCAGCGAAGAGAAATACAAATGGCGAGGCGTGATCTGTAAAGCAGAGCTCGACGCCACCCCGGAAAACCTGCGCCGGAAAAAGTACTACAAGAACGGCAACACCGCCGACCAGATCCGCACCGAGCCAGCAGACCTGGCGAACACCATCCTCAAGATGGCATGCAAGCGCGCCATGATCGCCATGACGCTCAACGTAACCGCAGCCTCGGACATCTTCACGCAAGACATCGAAGACCTGCCGGAAGAGCTGCGGCCACAGGAGTCGACGCAGTCGGGAAACCAAAAGCCCACCCCGGCACCGCACGACCCAGCGCTAGCTGAACATTGGATTGCCCAGGCAAATGCAGCAGCCACACCGGAAGCCCTGACAGAGGTTTGGAAGGCAGGCGTATCGGCCATCAACGAAGTCAAAGACATGACCTCTTACGAGGCATTCAAGGTGGCTGTTGGGGCTCGCGGTGTAGCACTGAAGTCCGCCGAAACGAAACCTGAGCCAGTGGCTGACGCCGAAACAGTCGGCGATACAGGCACAGACGAAGAAGTCGAATTTGAGGAGGTGTCAGCATGATTATCGTAAATTGCGCCCAGGGTTCAGAGGCTTGGCACCAGGAGCGGGCCGGCGTTATCACCGCCAGCATGTTCGGCGATGCCCGAGCTCGCCTGAAGTCAGGCCCGAACAAGGGCGAGCCTACAGCCAAGGCTTTGGATTACGCATTCCGCCTTGCCGTAGAGCGTATCGGCGGCAAGCCGCTGGATAACGGTTTTGAAACCTGGCAAATGCGCCGGGGGCACGAACTGGAACCTGAGGCGAGGATGGAGCACGAAATCCAGACTGGCCTGATGGTTACTCAGGTGGGGCTGGTCAAGACCGATGATGGTGTGTTCGGAGCCAGTGCCGACGGCTTCATCGGCGAAGATGGCGGCGCAGAATACAAGTGCTTCCTCGCGCCGGAAAAGCTCCGCTCGTTCCACATCGACAATGACGCCAGCGAAATCATGGACCAAGTCCAAGGCTGTATGTGGATCACCGGGCGCAAATGGTGGCACATCGGGATGTACTGCCCGGACCTGAAGGTGGTTGGTCGCCAGCTCTGGTGGAAAGAGTTCCAGCGCGATGACGACTACATCGAAAAGCTCGAAGAGGACCTCTGGCAGTTCAAACTCTTGGTTGACGGCTACGAGGAGAAACTGCGGAGTAAAGCCGCATGATCAGCAACCACCTCAGTCTGGTCGAGCAGCTTCGACCCAAATCAAACGAACTGGCAGCCCAGATCGAGCAGTACCTGGCCGCTGGCGGCAAGATCGAAGAAGCCGAGCCCTACAACTACAAGCCCAAGCCGATCAGCTACAGCAACCAGATGCCGCCGGCGCCGAAGCCATTTGTTCGGCGCCGGGTTGAAGCGCCTCCCCCGCCACCAACTGCATTCGATGCCCGCCAGCAGGCGCGCGAAAGACTGGTCGATCAAGTTCGCGGGTTGAGCAGCACACATACCCAAGTGGAAGTTGCGGAAGCCATCGGCATCAGCAGGAAGGCTATCTACAACATCGCCAAGGAGCATGACATCACATTCCAGCGCCCAACCCGTGGCGGCGCGAATGACGCGCTGCGCAAGGAGCAAGCAGATGCCAGAGACGCGAAGTATGCCGAGCGGATCAGGGCCTTCATGGATCTTGGAATCTCCCGGCGCCAGTGCTGCGGGAAGCTGGCCATCGGCAATAAAGCCTTCGAGCGAATCGTTACGGCCCATGGCATCGACTACCCGAAAGCACGTCAAGGCAGAACCTCATGCGCCGCATAGCCCGCGTCTAACAACGCAAACGACAAACCTGGCTGGCATTGCCGGCCAGTGGGATAGAAGAGGTAGGTCATGGCGATGACAGATCAGCAGCGATCGGCCAAAGCTGCGTTAAAGCGTGCTGCGCTCAGCGAAGAGGAGTTGAGGTTGCGCGTTCCGCCCAATACACGCCATGCGCTGGCCGAACTGATGGAATGGGCCGGGATTACTGAGCAGGGCGAGGCGCTGACATTGATGATTCATCATGTTCAAGGCCTGGGCCCGGAAGGCGTTGTGCGGTTTGTTGGCTCGCGCCACAAAATCGAAAATAGCCAAAACGTGGCGCGCATTACAGACAGCGCGCCGATCAGATTCGGCGCCAGACCGGGCACCTTGGCGGCACTGGATGACTTGGTGAAATGGACTGGAGCACACGATCAAAGCGCGGCCATGAGGCTGATAATTCCCGCCCTTCACGAAGTCGGACCTCAGCAAGCCCTTTGTTTCCTGAAGCCGCCACCGCGACAAAAATACGAAGTGCCTGAGCCCGTGGCGCGAAAGCTTGAGCTCGCCTACAGGCGCGAAGCCCTGCGCATCTGTCGCGACGAATAATCTCGCCTGAGCAATTACGCTCCTGCAGTGCTCAACGCCACCTCATGAGCTTTGTTCATCACTTGAATGGCATTTGATACATGCGGGTGCCCCACCCAGCGATATGGCGCATTACCCAACAAGCCCGCCGCCGCGTCATCCAGCAGAGTTTTAACATCGAGTCCGCTGGCAATGGCCGCGCCAATGATGGCTACCAGCGCCTGCTCAAGTGCAACTTCGCGATCGGTAATCATCCGTATTTCCTCATTCCGGCTGAATACCGGGCGGACAGAAATACTCCACATACAACCAAAATGCCACTACCCACCGTCGCATCTATTAACGAAGGGCGGCGCCTGACTGGAGAAAACCTTGACCCCACAATTCGAAAGCCCCAACGGGCTATGGCGTCGTCTTGGTTACGCCGTTGAGCGTGGGCCGCGCGGAGCACGGACGATTCGCCGCCCTGACGGATCGGAGGTGAACATCGATAGCGAGCGCGGACGCCACACTGGAGAGATTGAAGCGGCGCGGCAGGAGCTGGCGTGCCTGCCTCGGAACCAGAGTGAATGCCTGGCCGCTCAGCTAGCCCTCACCTATTGCGCTGAGCGAAATCTATTACTCAGACATCCTTTGGAATCATAGGGAACGGGCGATAGGAGGCGATTCTAGCGTTCAAAAATTCAGCAACCAGTTCTGCCTCCTCCATGGTCGCGCCTTCTCTCAGATCGAAAAATGGCGGATCAGCCGGAAGTCCTGGGATGTTGTCGTGAAACTCCATAATCAGAAAGGGTCGACCGTCGACCGTCTCCTTGACCGTAAAGGCGACTCTGGTTTTGTAGCTCATCGCGACCTCCTTTATTCAGCCTTATACCGAACCATCAACCAATACCCCACTTCAACGAATCACGCCAGCCGGCGAGGTTGGCGCGCACCTGGAGGCAATCAATGTCTACCCCCCCCTCCGCATCAAGCGGATTGACCTGTCACGTCCGCGCATCCGTCCGCGCGTCCTGCGCGCTCTCAAATCGAGTTACAGCCTAACGGGTGGGCCGATCACAAGAGCCTGGCTGTGCACTCCCGGCACTCTGGTGTTCAAGCTTGGCGAATGGCGCGGCTACTACAACGACAAGAACGAATGGGTGCCGCTATGACACCTCATGAATTCATCGAGAAGAACGTCCACGACGAGCTGGTGAAGCAGGGATTCAAAGAGGGGATTTGCTTCTCCGTGTCCCGCCACGCTGTCGACTATTACCGCCAGCGCAGCATGTTCAAGAAGAACGTCATTGCGGATGTACTGGCCTGGTCGAAGAAGCAGGCGAAGGAGATGTCGCGGTAACCCTCCCTCGCATATTGAAATTCAAGTCGCCCAGTGATCGTCGACGAACTTCTCGGCCGCCTTTATTCCCGAGTGAAGCGCCTCCTCATACGTCGGCCAGCTTCCAAAAATCACGTCGTACACAACCAGCTGGCTATCAATAGGCCTATCGGGCTGCTGGTCAGGAGAGATGAAGATCCTCTGGTAATTTCCCCTTACCGAAAAAGAGATGAGCAAATTTTCTTCTCGATAGGAGTGGATGTAGGAAGGCCAGGTTTCACTCATAAATCGCTCCTTGAGCCGGCCATATGCCGGATTATCAATCAATAGCCCACATATCCAATTCACGCCACCGCCCGGGCATAACCCGGCACAGGACGCCCCATGCCCACAGAAAACAAACCGGCCGAGCCGCTACCGAGCTTGGCAACCGGTCACCCTCTCGACGCTGCAACCTGGGATGACTTCGTTCAGCGCCTCAAGCACGACTGTGTGGGGGCAGGTGTTCGCGACCATTGCACTGCCGCTGCCATTTTCACTGTGCAGGCCAGGCGTATCGACACGGGCTATGACCTGGACTTCAATCCCGATCAGGCCTGCATCATCGACCACGATGGCGGAGACATGTGCTTCAGCCCGGGCGAGTTCTACGAAAATGCTTATGAGTGCCAGCAGGCATCTCTGAATGCGTCCGCTCAAGAGCAAAGCGAGTGCGACTTTACTGATCTTTGCGAAAGCGATCAGTGGGAAATTCTTGCGGACCTGGATGACTACACCGTGACCGGATGGCAAGAGCGCTGGGAGATCATCAACAGCCACTTCACCAAGGACGCCGCCGAGGCCTTCATCCGGCGCAAGAAACATGACTACGGAAAGATGCGTGTCTACGTCGAATCCCAGTATTACGCCTGGGAGTTCGAAGCTATCAAGGAGGCGATCCTCGAGGGCACGCTGACATACACGCCGAAGCCGGCAGTGAATGCCCGCGACCTGGCATCGATGGAGGCTGTATGAAATCTGTAATCGCAATCGCCCTGCTGCTGATCGTTAGTCGGGCCAGCGCCGACAGCCTGCCCTGGAGCGTGCGCGTAATCCATGACGATGCTCGCGGCGTTACCTGCTGGCATTACGTAGGCGTCAATCAGGGCGGCATCAGCTGCCTGCCCGACAGCCAGCTCCAGCAGAAGGACGCTAAAACAGCTGAGCAGGACGGACCAACACCTGCGACGAACCCTACCCCTCGCGGCCATGAAGAGAGGTTCCAGCTATGAGCAATAACGAGATGGTCAGTGTGCCGCGTGAGTTGCTGTCGACTTATCTCGGCGGAACTGATGGCGACAGGGTTGAAGCTGGGCATGAGCTGCGCTCCCTGCTCGCCAAGCCACCCGCCCAGCTCCAGGGTGAGCCAGTGGCATACGCGGCATTTGCCGACAACGGAAACATTCGCTGCTGGTCGTCCAATTGCGAGGCGGTAGGGCTGAAGGTGTTGGCTGAAGGCGGTGCTGAGATTGTCCCGCTTTTTCGCCACCCAGCCGAGCAGCCAACACTTGATGCTCTCAAGGCATTCGCCAACGACATGATCAATGCCAGCTTCGAGGGTGGCAACTTCGAGGGCGGTGATATACAAGACATCGCCGCGAAGCATGGCCTTCTGCGAATCGAGACTCGCGATGAAGAGTGTGGCGAAGTTTGCGCCTGTCGCGAGTACGGCTTCCCGGCCGAGTGCTACCGCAAGACCGATCTGATCGCCAGCACCCCGCTGTAACTCCCCCCCCCCTTCAAAGTCAGCCGCTATAGCGGCAAAGGAACAGTCATGCCTGAAATAAAGGAACGGCCGATCTTGTTCTCGGCCCCGATGGTGCGCGCAATCCTGGAAGGCCGGAAGTCAGTCACGCGGCGAGCCATGAAGGTACAGCCAGTGCTGAACGGCAAATTTTGGCAAGTCTACGGCGCCGGCTGGAGTGATGGTGTGACCAGCGTTCCTGCTGTTACAGGCCATAGCCTTTCCACCAAATGTCCATATGGCAAGCCCGGCGACCGGCTGTGGGTGCGCGAGACCTTCGCCCTGCTGGGTAATGAAGATGGCATGTGCACCGACTGGAACGACAGATTGATCAAGGGTGATGAGCGCGATGCCGCAAGGATCTTCAGGGCCAGTTGCACCATCGGAGACTATGGGCTCTGGGATATCCCCTGCAAAGCTGACTGGAAGCCCGACACCGAAGAAATGTCCTATGACGGAGCCTGGCGGCCAAGTATCCACATGCCCCGTTGGGCTAGCCGCATTCTGCTGGAAATCACCGACGTACGCGTCGAGCGGTTGCAGGACATCACGCCAGAACAGGTAACCGCTGAAGGCGTGAGCACCCGCGGCGAAGCAATGTGGGGAAGTCGATGGTGGGTAGATGCGCCTGAGCAGGCTATCGAAGACGCTCGGAAGGACTTCGCTGATCTTTGGACTTCCACCGGTGGCGACTGGGACGCGAACCATTGGGTCTGGGTGGTCGAGTTCAAGCGGGTGACGCAATGATCGCCCTCACCTGGTTCGTCTGCGTGTACTGCTACAAGGGGCCGCGCCGATAAGGGTTCGCCCCGCCAGTCACCTCAGGAATGGAGCTGTGTAACGCAACTGGCGAGGCGAACCGATAAACCTTAGTTCAGCCTCACCACAATGCCGCATTAAAACTTTGCACCAACTACGCTTCACCCAATTGAATATCTATGACGGTTTCGTAATTTTTATATGTCGTCGTTGGTGACTCCACTGCTAAACGCTCGGCGCGGGCGACTCCCCACTCCAACGCGCTAGTCATCGTTTGCCCTGGGCGCTCTTTGTAGTATTCCTCGAAAACCATCCTACCGTCGCTTTCATATCCCCCAATGAATAGCTGCACTTTTCCCGCACGGGATGCTCGGACCTGAACGTCAATCTGAACGCCGGCTACGACACCATCCAGACAACGGCTGTGCAA